AGCACTGATACTAATGTTTTAAAAATGTTCGTAGCTGATGCTTCTACATTTAATGGTAACACCGAACTTGGTGGAGAGACTAGCAGTGAGCCAACTGTAAACATGCAAATGTTTCTTCCTAATAGCAATTCAACCATGACTATTGGTAGTCTTGGTAACTTTGTTCTAAGACCTCATGCAAATGATGCAATATTAGGAACAACTGCTAGAGGTTGGAATACTTTCTATACTGAAAATATATACTCTACCAGCGGTAATATAAAATTCAAAAGTGGGATAGAAACTGCTACTGGAATTACTTTTGGAGATGGAAGCACTGGTGGTATCATAGATATAAGAACTGAAAACTCAGCTCCAACTACGACTACTCAGACTGTAGGTGGTCGAATATATGTTAAAAGTGATAGTAAATTATATTTTAAAAGTCATGGTGATGGTAGTAGCACTGATGGCACTGAGTATGATCTAACTGGCGGAGGAGGTGGTGGATCAACTGCATTAGATGATATTACAGCAGGTGATGCCGCATCTACACTAGCTACAACATCGGGTAATATAACAATAGATGCACAAGCCAACGATGCTGATGTTATTATTAAAGTAGATGACAATGGTTCAACAGTTACAGCAGTTACATTTGATGGTAGTGAAGCTGGTGCTGCAACATTTAATAGTGTTCTTTTAGGAGCAGATGGTACGAACAGTGTTCCAACATTTAGTTTTTCAGGAGATCCTAATACTGGAGTATATAAATATTCTACTGATGCTCTTGGATTAACAGCTGGTGGTACTATGAGAATGTATGTAGATAGCACTGGTGTAGTAGTAGGCTCTGGAAAATTAAGATTTACAAATATTCTAACTTCAAATTCAACAGGTGAGTGGGGAGTATTTAGATATTCTAATAATCCTTCAGCATATACAGGTAATGTTCCTAGTGGATCAACTGATGTGCTAGCTTTTTCTACTTCTCAAGGCAATGCATCACCAAGTAGAGTTAATGATAGTTCAGCTTTTTGGATAATGTGGTCTGATACTTCTAACAATAGATTACATTTTGAACCAGTTGTAGACTATGTAGATGGTAGTTCTAATAATTCAAACTTATCTTACATAGGATATAATGCCCCTTTAGCTGCTATTTATGCTTTTTATCAGTATGCTGGAGAGGGTTCTGCCTCTTTCCCAACACATAGTTTTATAGCAGATCCAAACACAGGAATGTATAATATTTCTGCAGATAGATTAGGGTTTACTACTGGTGGTACACAAAGACTAATAATAGATAGTGATGGTACTAGCTTTAAAACACTTGACACGGGTCCATCTGCAAATGATGTTACCGTAACCTCAGCTGGTTTACTAAAAAAAGTAACTTCATCTAAGAGATATAAAGAAAATATTGTTGCGATGACAACCCCATCAGAAAAAATATATGATTTACAACCTTCTAATTTTATTTGGAAAAAAACTGGTGAAAATGATTTCGGACTTATAGCAGAACAGGTGCATGAAATATTACCAGAATTATCTGTGCTAGATGAAAAAGGCAGACCAGAAGCTGTTAGATATACAATGCTATCTGTATTATTATTAAATGAAGTACAAAAATTAAAAGAAGAGATAAACAAATTAAAGGAGGGCTAAATGCCAGACGTAACAATTTCACTTACCGATGCTCAATGGACAAGAGTTGTAGCAGCTTCCGAATACATAAAAGGTATGGGAGCTAGTAATATTACAACAACTGAATTAGCAACAATATGGAAGGATCAACTTACAGACTGGGTTAAAGAGTCTGAAAGAAAAGCAGCATCAGTTGATGACTTCTAATGAGGCTTGACACCAAAGTAATCAAATATAGGAATCAAAATCCTTTTATGTCAACACGTCAAATTGCAAGAGAGGTTGGAGCTTCTGTAAGTTGGGTGCATAATATATTAAAGACAGCCAACCTACCTACAAATCCACCTAAGAAGAAAAAGATTACTTATATCTGCCCAGAATGTAAAGAACTTGTTAATGCTAGACGTAAATTCTGTAGTGAGAAATGTAAATATAACTATAGAAATCCTCTACTTACTTGTCATTATTGCCACGCAAAATTCAGAAGATCTAGGTCAAGAGTAATAGCAGCCATAAAAAGAGGCTGTGATCACATATATTGTGATCAAAAATGTACAAATAGAGCAAAAAGAGACAAAATTACTTGACATGCCTACCCCAAATATGATATAATTAATAATGTATTAAGGAATAAAGTTCTTATTCTGGAGTCGCCCTTGTATACAACTGAGAGTATCAGGGGCAAGAGGGAGAAACTCAGAATCTCTCTCTAAGACATAGTATGAATTAATAACATTTATTCCATTAATACAATGATACGGATGGGGAGATGGGAATAAACAAAGGTTTACCTCACTCCCCTCTTTACAAATTAATTATTAGGAGGAGATATGACAACATTAGCAACAAGAACAGCTGATCATTTCGATATTTTTGCAGACTTTTTTAGTGATAAGTGGGTAGGTTCAACTATTCACAAATATCCATTGGATGTAATTGAATCAGAAGTGGGATACGAAGTCAAAATTTCACTACCGGGTGTGGAAAAGGGTAACCTTTCTGTAACCTTAGATAAAGATACTTTAGTAATAGAAGCAACAACTTCTGAAACTAAGAGTGATAAGAACAAATATTTATACAGAGGTATAAAAACAGGTTCTTATAAAAAACATATATCAGTAAAAGATTATGGTATAGATCCAAAGAAGATTAGCTCTAGCTACAAAAATGGAATCTTAACTATAAGTTTACCTAAACATAAAGAAGCTAAACCTCAAACCATTAGTGTGGAAATGGAAGGATAGTAAATGGAGATAAACGATGAATTGATTAGGCAATGGGAACCTAAGATTCATAAAATGCTCCAAACATCGTATGTAGTAGGCTATGATCGAGAAGATTTAGCACAAGAACTTAGAATCGCTATTATGAAAGCGGCTAAGGCATATAAAGCAGACAGAGGTAGCATCTTTCATACCTACTTACATACTACGATGGTAAACACGATCAGAACTTTAATCAGTAAGGCACAGAAAAAGCCTATGACTGTAAGCTATGATGAAACATTTTTAGACTACGAATCTGATTTCTTACCCGATTTTATAGCAAAAGCTATTGGATATGAGGAAGAATGGGAATTATTAGAACTAAAAGATGAATTATCAAGGTTTAATTTATCTGAACGTGAGAAAAGATTTGTTGAGTTAAGATTAGAAGGTTGGACTATGGATGAGATATCTGGTGATATTCAGAAATCTGCATACAGAGTGCGTCAAAATCTTAGAACAAAGGTAGAGAAGATATTTTATGGTCAAGAGAACAAAGAAGAAGAGTCAATATAATTCAAACGATTTATTTAAAGAATTTGAAGCGTTATATTCTAAGCAACATAAAAAAGAATATAAGGCTAGAAACTTTATTGGTAATGAAATGAAGTCTTTAAAAAATCTTTTGGAGAAATATTCTGTATATGAGATACTATCAGCAATGTATAATTGCATAATTAGAAACCCTGATAGTATTTCTGTTAACTATTTTGCAAATGGTATTAAGTATTATCTAACAGACTACGATCCGCAATTGTATTGGTCTGTTGTATCCTCTCCAGATCCTAATATGAAAAAGAAGTGGAGAGCTTTTACTATTTTAAATTCTAAATGGTTACCTACTGCGACAGATAAGAAAAGGTTAAAAGCACTAGAAGAGCAATTACAAGGAGCTATAAATGAGGAGAAGTAGAAAAGGGGGGTTGACACGGACCCACACAAAAGTGTATAATAATAATATAAATAATATATATAGAGTTATAAGTATACATAACAAAACTAAACATATAACTATTATTGGAACATATGATTGTATTAATGCAGCTAAATTAATGGCAGATGATCTAGCTAATAAAGATGTTAAGTGTTATGTACATGGAGATGACAGTAGAGTTTTACACATAGCAGGAGAGTAGAATGGAAAGTTATGAATACATAGAGTCTGGGATATTACTTAACTTAAGTGATAAGGAATCTCTCAAAAAATTTAAACACTCAGCAAAAGATTTTGCTAAACACGGGGAAGCATTTAAATTCATAAATAAACATTTTGATGATTATGGTACATTTCCATCATCAGATACTTTAGTAGAAAATTATCCGACAATAGATATTACTGCTAACAGTCTTAATTTAGATTACGCAATAGATTCGTTTAAGAACCAAGTATTATTTAGAACTATTGTAGCAGCATTTCAATCCAACAAAGAACTATTGAAGGAAGATGCTAAGAAAGCCTTATCACATATACAATCTAACTTGAATGATATTGAAGTTGTCTATGATGAAGATGTAGTTACTTATGATACATTAGCAGAAGAAAGATATACTGAGTGGCAAGAGAAGAGTAAGAAAAGAAAGATGGGAGAGGGTATGATGGGTATTCCTACTCCTTTCAAGTCATTGAATAAAACAGGTGTTGGATGGATGCCGGGAGAACTTATAGCAATGTTCGCAAGACCTACAGTGGGTAAGACATGGATGTGTATTCAAGTTGCTGCAACTGCAATGATGAATGGACATAAGACATTACTAATCTCTACTGAGATGCCTACAAGTGCTATTAGTTTAAGAGCTGATGTAGTGTTAGCTAAGATGATGGGATATAATTTCTCACACTCTGCTCTTAGAACAGGTAATCCAATAGACGAAGATAAATATAAAGAGTTTTTACAAAAACTAAATGGTAGACCATTATTAATATGTGATCACATACAAGGAGAAAGTAGCATCTCACTAGAAAGTATTGCTAGTTTGATTAGAAAACACTCTCCTGAGTTGGTTGTATTAGATGGTATATACTTAGTTTCATCAGGCGATGGTAGAAAAGCAATGTGGGAACAATCTCATTCATTGTTTTATGGTATGAAAACTCTAGCTCTTAGCACTAATACTCCTGTATTCGTATCAACACAAGCAACTAGGGAAGCTGCAAACATGTTTGAGCCACCTAGAGCAGATCAAGTAGCCTTTGGAGATGCG